GAGCAAGGAGGAGAAGATATGATCGACTTCTCTTTGGACTCTTTTAGATCGTGTATGAATAATTGGAAAGAATTTAAAACGAATCAAGTAGCTAATAAATTGGCTAACGTGGTTTCGATTTTTGTTGCTTATGGGTTTTTAGACCCAGAAGCCCAATTATCTCAAACATTGTTGCAGATGTTCAACAAACGCGTCTGGGATGTACAGGTTAATTCTGTAGATTTCGTAGAGATGATGTTGGACACAGCCATGTTCTTTTTGGAACGTGGTTATGCCGCGTTTAAACACGGCGATTTGTCATTATTGCTTTATAGTGATAATGACATTGCGAACTTGGATAAAGAGTTCGCGCTCCTTACTGGAGCACTTCCATTATTAGAATCCGGCAACTTAGCTGGCTTGGACACATTTGATGAATCAATTAAAGATCAATCCGAATATGAGGTGAGATTACAAAAATTGAATTCAACATATGCTACCATGCTAAAAATGGAAAAAACTCCGCAAATGCGAAATGTTTTAGTCAACCGATTAGTTGTGTTGTCTAAAGTACGAACTAGTTTGATTTTATGTCAAAAAAGTTCATGTATCCGCACTAAACCTTTTGGTCTTATGATCCATGGAGGATCTAGTGTGGGGAAAACCACTGTCAATGCTATAGCAACAAAGATTTGTTTGCATGCAAATGGTTTTTCGAGTAAAAAAGAAAATATCATCACTTTGAATGATAATGATAAATATCAATCAGAGTATAGATCGCATCATTTGGCTGTGACTATGGATGATTTTGGAAATACTCGTGCAGATAAGTATGAAGGTAGTCCAACGGCAAAAATTATCGATTTTTTGAATAATGTGCCAAAGGCTGCTCTTAATGCAAATGCGGATTTAAAAGGTAATATCATGATCCAACCCAAATTGGTGACGGTGACAACAAATGTTAAAAACTTAATGGCTTTTGAATTTTCGAATGAGCCGGTGAGTATTTTGCGAAGATTTGAATTAATTTTTGATGTAAAAATTCGTCCAACATTTGTCGATCCCAAAACGGGAGGTCTTGATAGACTTAAAATGCAAGGGCATCCTATGCCTGATGCATGGCTGATTGATGTTCAATATGTGGAAATTCTTCGTACACAAGACGAGAATGAAGCAGATAGATATCGATTTGTCAATATTAAAAAAGATGCTTCAATTTATGAGGCAATGGATATTCTAAAGGAACATTCAGCTCAACATTATGCTTTTCAGAAGAGTTATGTTGATAGCATTGAAGAGATGTACGATATGGAATTGTGCCCTCATTCATGTTTCAAGTGTTTATGCCATCATTGTTTGGTGGATATAGATCTTGATGAGCAAGCTGGAGAAGAGGATATTCAAAATAAGGACAAAAACATCTATGATGAATTTGCCCTTCCTTCCAAAGA